TTAGCCGTGCGGTGCAGCAGGCGTCGTCGTATCCTTGTCGCAAACGCGCTCGGGTGTTTTCGGCGCCAGCGCGACCGTTTCACCCTTTGCGTCCTTTTCAGGCTCGCGCTGAGCGACTTCGACTTTGGTTGGCGCTGCGGCTTCTCGCTGCGCGTGGTCGCTAGCCGGCCGAACGTCGTGAGGTCCTTCGACTTGCTCGGAACTGTCGGCAGGCGCTGGTTCAGCGCGCTTGCCGTTTTGCGAGAACAGGCAGATGCGCGGCCCCGTTGGCAGGTCTTTCTCGGCGGTGACGATCGGCTTGTCGACGGCTGCGCCTTGCGCGTCATGCGCCATCGCGGGCACAGTCCAAAGGACGAGCCCGGTTATCACGCCGGCAATGGCGAGTGACGTGCGCATTTGTTCCCCCAGCAGGCGCTAAGCGCACCTGGCTCGTCAAGAGTGGGGCGCTCATGGATTGCGATTAACGCTCCTGCGGTTTGGGGCGGACACACTCTAGATAGGTTGACAGGCGGGGGCGGGTCGCGCGTGCTTACATCCGCCATGACTCACCCTTTTATGTCCCGCCCGGCGCGGAAATCCTCGATCTGGCTAGCCCTTGTTCTGGCCTGGCCGGGTGGGGCGGCGTCCGCAGAGCCGTCGTGGGAGGGTGCGGAGAAAGAGATCGCGGCGTGCTTCGCGGCCATGGACCAAGACCCGGCCCTGACTGTCGTGAACGCGAGGTTTGCCCGACGCAATCCCACAGATGTGCAGTTGGCCGATAGGGCGGTGCCTACGGAAGCCGAGGCCGACGCACTGCGCGCGCGGGTTCGCAAGACGCGGCCTTGCCGTGAGCTGCGCCTTGCCGCGGTGAATGCGCATCATCCCATGCTCGAACCGGCATACGCGACGCTCTACTACCAGGCCGATCAGGTGTTCGAGTATTTGCAGCAGCGCGCGATCACCTACGGGACCGCCAACCGATTGTCGGCGGATGCGCTGGATCTGTTCCGAGCGCGCGAGCGAGCGTATTTCGCGGCGCCTGAAACCGAACGCGCGGCCCTTGCCGATGTGTGGCGCGATCAGCTGCAACGCGGACATTCGAATCCGCCGCCTTACGACCCGCAGTCCAAGTGTGCGTGGAGCGATCTCAACATCGCCTGCGACTGACCGAACACGCAAACGCCGTGCATTCTCTACGTCGTCATGGCCGGGCTTGACCCGGCCACCCAGCGCGCGCACGTCGGTGCGCGCTTGAAACGTCTCACGTCCAAGCTTGGTCAGGACTCGTTTTGAGTCTCTAGGCCGCGCAGACGCGCGGCCACTGGGTGGCCGGGTCAAGCCCGGCCATGACGATCTGTGATGACGCCGAGGAGCATCCCGAATGTGCATCGCCAAATCGCCGAAAGCTCCACCGCCACCGCCGAAACCGCCGTCACCCGAAGACGCTGCGCTTGCCGGCGACCGTGAACGCGAGCGCCGTCTGCGCGCGCGCGGCTACGCGTCGACCATTCTGACCAGCGGCCTGGGTCTAGGCGATATGGCGCCGGTCGCGCAAAAGACGTTGCTCGGACAGTAGGTCTTGACCGCGCATCGCATTGTCGACCGCTGGCACCGGTTGAAGAACGATCGCTCGACTCATGAAGCCGTTTGGCAAGAGATCGCGGAGTATCTGCGCCCCTTACGAGCGGAGTTTCTGGCGCAAACGCGGACGCCTGGCGCTAAGCGCGACGCAAAGGTATTCGACTCCACGCCGTTGATCGCCGCCGACAACTTCACCGGCGGCATCTATTCGATGATGACGAACCCGGCCAACCGCTGGTTCGCGCTGAAGCTCGAAGACGAAGATCTGAACGATTATGCGCCGGCGCGCGATTGGCTCTATGCCGTCGAAACGCGCCTGCTCAATTCCTTCGGTCCGCAGATCAGCCGCTTCTACAACGTGATCCCGGCGCTCTATGCCGACCTCGCGTGCTTCGGCAACGCGGTGTTTTCCAGCGAAGAGATCTATTCGGGTGAGCGGCGCATCCTGGATCGCACGCACGCGCTGGCCGATATCTGCTTTACCGAGAACGCGCTTGGCGATGTCGACACCGTCTATCGCCGCTTCACCGTCGAGGCGCGCAATGCGCGCAGCATGTTCGGCGATGGCCTCAGCCGCGCCGCGCAGAAGGCAGCGGAGCGCGACCCGTTCAAGAAGGTCGAGTTCATCCATTGCGTCGAACCGGCGGCGGAGGGGGCTCGTCCGCATTCGTTCGCGTCGACCTATGTCGAAGTCGACGCGCGCATTGAGGTCGCGCGCGGCGGCTATGCCGAGATGCCGTATCAGGTGCCGCGGTGGGCGCAGGCGAGCGGCGAGATCTACGGACGGGGCCTCGGCGAATCCGTTCTCGCCGACGTAAAGATGCTGAACCGCATGGATCGCACCACGATCCGCGCGGCGGAAAAACTCGCTGACCCGCCGCTGCTTGCGGGCGACGAAGGCGTGGTCAGGGCCGCGCGCACCTATTCCGGCGGCGTGACCTACGGCGCCATCGACTCGGCGGGCAACCCGCTGATCAAGCCGCTCTACACCGGCGCCAACGTGTCGGTCGCCTTCGACATGATGGAGGCGCGGCGCAACACGATACGCGACGGATTCTATTTCTCGCTGTTGCAGCTCGTGGGTTCGCCGAACATGACGGCGACGGAATGGCTGGGCCGGCAGGAAGAGAAGCTGCGGTTGATGGGACCCAACCTGGGGCGCATTCAATCAGAGTTCCTGTCGCCCCTGATCCGCCGCCGTTTCGGCATCCTCGCGCGCGCGAACCAGCTGCCGCCGGCGCCGCCGGAGATCGGCGGCTATCCGCTGCGCGTCGAATACGTCTCGCCGCTGGCGCGTGCGCAAGCCGCCGGCGAAGCCCACGCCGTCGTGCGCCTCTACGAAAGCGTCCTGCCGATCGCCAAGGCCGACCCTTCCGTCATGGACAATCTGAACCACGACGAGGCGGTCCAGACCTTGGCGCGCGGCTGGGCAGTGCCGGCGAAGATTTTACGCGATGCGACGCAGGTGGCGGCAATGCGCGAAGAGCGCGACCAAGCCGAGACAATCGCAAACACCGTCGCAACCGCAAGCGAAGCCGCCGACGTCCTGCACACGTTGACCGACGCGGCGGCAAAAGAGGCTTCCTCGGTTCAATAACTTTTCCGTCATGGCCGGGCTTGACCCGGCCACCCAGTGGCCGCGCGTCTGCGCGGCCTAAAGACTCTCTGAAAGCATTGACGATCACATCGCGTTTCCAGCGCGCACGGACGTGCGCGCACTGGGTGGCCGGGTCAAGCCCGGCCATGACGAACGAATTGGGAGTAACTGAATGTCATCCCTCATCAAAACCATCGCCGTCCTCTGGGGCCGTCGCGCAGAGACCGTCGCCCACGCCTACACGGCGGCCTTCGCCGGACGCCCGCTGCTGGAAGCCGACCTCGCCATCTTCTGCAACGTCGGCGCGCCGATCACCGGCGCCAACGAGTTCGAGCGCGGTGTCGAAGAAGGCAAACGCCGCGTCTGGCTCCATATCGCGCGCATGCGCGGCCTCAAACCCGAAGACTTCGTCAACATCGCCGATGGAGACCGAATTTGACTTTGACGGATACAACGCCGCCCGCCGACTCCGCCGCACAACCCGCCGCCGACTGGACGAGCGACTTCAGCGACGACCTGAAGTCTTTCGTCGCGACCAAAGCCTTTCGCTCGCCGGCCGATCTTGCGGAAGCCTATGCCAAGGCCGACGGCGCCAGCGCCGCTTTGTTGCCACCGCCGAAGGACGGGCAATGGGACGAGGGAGCGCGCGCAAAGCTCGGCGTTCCATCAACGCCCGGCGATTACAAAATCAAACGCCCGGACCTGCCCGACGGCATTCCGTATGACGAGGCTTTGGAGAAAGCGGCGCTGCCCATTGCTCACAAACTCGGGTTGATGCCGGGGCAGGTGCAAGGCTTGATCGATTTCATATCGGCGCACCGCGTCGCCGAAACGAAAGCCGCGCTGCAGACGATGCAATCGCACATGGCCGAGGCCGAAGAAGCGCTGCGCGTCGAATGGGGCGCAGGTTATGAGCGCCAGCTTTCGCTCGCCGCCCGCACCGCGAAGCGCTTCGGCGGTGACGATCTGATCGGTGCCTTGAACGACACCGGCTTCGGCAACAACCCGCATCTCGTCCGCGCCTTCGCGAAGATCGCGGGCCTGGTCGCAGAGGACACGATGAAATCCGACGGCTCGCCGACGCGGCCCAGCGCCGACGCCGCCCTCGCCGAAATCGCGCGCATCCAGGGCGAAGCGCTGAAAGACCCAAAGCACCCCTGGATCAACGCGCAACACCCCGAACACGAAACCCTGCTCGAACGCATGCGCACCCTCTTCGCCGCCGCTCATCCGGCCAGCGCCGACCGCAGCCGAGATGCAATTCGGAAACGGTGGTGGATTCCATGACTGACCAATCCCTCCCATCACAATGCCAGCGCAGGGGAAGCCATCGGGGTGAACGTAGATCCCGCATACCGTGGCCGGTTGTGGTCGTGAATGTGTGAATCCGATCGAGTACCGAGTACCGAGTCCGTCCCTCATCATCTGACTCTATCGAGAAGGTTACCTTACCGCCGGTATGCCCGACTTCGCTGAAATCCGACGTCATCGCTCTGCTCGGTTCTAAGTGGGGCTGGCTCTTAAAGGCATCTAGCGATTCTAAAGACGTTCGCTCGAGTAACAAGGAGTTTACAGCAGCTGCCAACGACCGTTGTCCAGTTCGCGTTTGTTGGGGGAGAAATAACTCCACGACTTGGCGGACGTGTCGACCTCGCGAAGTATCATTCAAGCGCCGCACTGATCGAGAACTACGTTGTTCGTGTACTTGGCGGTGCGACACGCAGACCCAGCACGATGTTCGCCGGTATCACCAAATTCGCCGCGAAGGCTTGCCGTCTTGTGCCGTTTCAGTTCTCAACGGTGCAGTCCTACGTTCTCGAGTTCGGTGATTTACACATGCGCGTGTGGAAGGAACACGGACAGGTCGAGTCCTCACCTACCGTCCCGTTCGAACTTGCGACGCCTTATGTAGCCGGCGATCTCGACCGACTAAGCCTCGCGCAATCCGCCGACATTCTCTACGTCGCACATGGCGGTCATCAACCGCGCAAGCTCTCGCGCACCGGTCACACGGCGTGGACGCTGACGCCGTATCAACCGAACGACGGGCCGTTCCTCGAACGCAACGTGGATTCGGAGAAAACGATTTCGGCGAGCGGCGACAGTGGATCGATCACGCTCACCGCCTCCGCCGCGCTCTTCGATCCCGGTCATGTCGGCGCGCTGTTCTGGCTGCAGATGCCGGATCTCGCCGCCGTGTCCCCGTGGGAATCCGACATGACGGGGCCGGTTGTCGGTTCGTATTGCCGCTACAACGGCAACTACTACAAGGCGCTGACCATTGGCGCGGCCAACAAGACGGGCACGGTGCCGCCCACCCATGACGAAGGTGCCGGCTATGACGGCATCGATACGAAGAACGTGCGCTGGGAGTTTCAGCACAGGGGCTTCGGCGTCGTGCGCATCACCGGTTACACGAACGCCACCACCGTGACGGCGACGGTGCTTAAGAAACTGCCGCACACGCTGGTCGGCGGCGCCACGTCGAAATGGGCCGAAGGCGCATGGTCGCCGCTCCGCGGTTGGCCGTCGGCGGTATCGTTCCATGAACAGCGATTGATCTGGGCGAACACGCCGTCGCGGCCGCAAACGATATGGGCGTCCGCCGCCGGAGACTACGAACGCTTCGAACCCGGCACGCGCGATGACGACGCCTTCACCTATGGCATCGCCTCCAATCAGGTGAACGCCATCCGCTGGCTCGCCTCCGGCGCCACGCCGCTGGTCGGCACGATGGGACAGGAGTTCGCGGCCACCGGCGCATCGCCCGGCGATCCAATCACGGCCACAGCTCCGCGCATCGTGCCGCAGTCGAGTGAGGGGTCGAACACGGCGGAGCCTGTGCGGCTGGGCTCCGAAACCCTGTTCGTCAACCGGTCGGGCCGCAAGGTGATCGCACTCTTATATAGCGTTGACGCCGACGCCTATGTGCCGGTCGATCTGCTGCAGCTGGCCGAACACCTGACCACCACCACGGCCACCATTACCGCTATCGCCTGGGCGCGCGAGCCGTTGCGCACCCTGTGGGCCGTGCGCAGCGACGGGATGTTGCTCTCGCTCACCTACAAACGCGAAGAGCAGGTCTATGCCTGGGCGCGCCACCCGCGCGACGGCGCGGTCGAAAGCATCGCCGTGATCCCCACGCCTGACGGCACATCCGATGAATTGTGGCTGGTGACGCGGCGCATCGTGAACGGACAAACGGTCCGCCACATCGAATACATGGCGCAGCCGTTCGAACCGGTGGACGAAAACGATAAGGCGAACATGCCGTATCTCGACGCCGCGCAGTTCTACGACGGCGCGCCGGCGACGACGTTCTCGGGTCTCGACCATCTCGAAGGACACACGGTGAAGGTGTTAGCCGACGGCGCACTGCATCCCGAACGCGTCGTCACCGGCGGCGCGATCACGCTAGATTATCCCGCGTCGAAGGTTCTGGTCGGCCTGGGCTACACGTCGCGCCTGAAGACCTTACGCTTGGAAGGCGGCGCCATGGGCACCGCACAAGGCAAAGTGAAACGCATCGCGCGCGTGACGGTGCGCGTGCTCAACGCCATTGGCGGCAAGGCCGGCACGACGGAGACGCTGATGGAAGACCTCGTCCGCCGCGACCAATCCGACCCAATGAACGCCTCTCCGCCACTACGCTCCTGCGACTTCGACGTCTTCCCGGCAAGCGACTACGAAAGCGATGGCCAGATCACGATTGTGCAGGAGGAACCGCTGCCGCTGGACATTCTCTGCGTGATGCCTCGCGTGAATGTGAGCGAGAGCTAATGAGAGAAATCCACATTCGCGAACTTGTTTAACTTCGAAATACCCGCTGAGCGTGCTATTGCCCTTGCCTCGTGAAGAAAGCGAATGAACTTCTTTGCTTCACCAAGTAGTCGCTCTTGCGAGCGGGAGCCCTCATCGCGCTTCATGTCCATTCCAACCTGCAGGCACGATAGTAATTTCTCAATCGTTGGTTTCGACATGTATCTGTCGATACCGTTGCCAAAGTCGGACGGTAGCTTGAGGTCGCGTGTTCCAAGCCCCTTGCGATATGACTGTATGAAAGCTAGCGACGAGCGGGCGCATGCGGTTTCAAATCCAACGTCCTTTTGAAACGTACGAATATGCTCGCGAACAAAGCGGTGCAGGGAGAAAGCCAAGATCTCCGCATGGTCCCAGATGCCGGCCCAAGAGTAGTCAAAAATGAGCTCACACTTGCCGTTGTGCGTCAGAACGTTGTGCGGATGTATGTCGTGCAGAAGTAGGTACTCATGCCCCTTGGTTGAGTAGGCGGCTATGATGTCATCGATGTATTGCGACACAAAGTCTGACAGGATTTTCCCGTCGGGGCCTTTGCTTCGGAATAGTTCCGCGAACCGATTGCCATCGCTGTGTTGCGCGGCGGCCGAGCATACACTGCTCCACTGGTCCTGGATTTCTTGGGCCCTCAATCGAGCCTTAAGCGGTCGGCGCGTTGCGGGGCCGTCGGCCGAGGTGCTCGGTTGCGTTCTGCTGATGAATTCGACCAACCTTCGGTGTTCCGGCACCAGGCTTGTCTCCAACCCGCTGATGGCCGCTTGAAGCGATCCGAACTTTTCGGCGACGCTTTCGAGTTCGTCCAACTGCCCGGAGTAGTGGTGCTCTAAAGGGATGTATGGAAAGATCTGATACAACGTTCGTTGGTGACTCAAGCCGTCGTTCGAAAGCACGCACACTCCCATTCGCTTGAGATCGCCACCCGTTATGTGCATGGGAGTGGGAAACGTTGGTGATTTTCGAGCCGGAATTGGGATGAGGCACGATATCCAACGTTCGTCAAAGATGCCGCGCTGACGGATAAAGTCGGCTAGTTCTAGGCGGCACTTGAGATCTAGCAGGGCTCGGTCGAAATCGCCGGTCTTGTCGACGCGTATCAGTCGAGCTGGCGCGAGCAGGGACATTGTCCGGATGTGGTCACTGGTGGTTTCCTCAAGTAGGCGCTCGTAGACCTGTCCCGTGGGGTCTAACCCATCCAAGAAGAACATCTTCATCGATTGGTGTTGGCTTACTGCTTGCGCTGTTCGTTGTTGCTCGCCCTTATCGAGCGCGGCCCATCGCCGCTGTGGGAAGCTGTGGTTCACGGCCTTCCACGGAGACACTGACTTATCTTCGTCATCTTCGATCCGGGGGTCCGCACGAAACGCCGCCGCAACCAGCGTTCCGCCAAACAGTGCAACAAGGATCACAAGAAACGTAACCGGGGCCTGTGCCCACGATGTGAATTTCTCGGCGGGATTAAATATGCCCTCCAAAGTCGACCAGGTCGCCCAAGTTGTTGCGAGAGAAATCAACAATAGTGACCACAGCGCCGCCGCTGCTCGCGTGCTGTATTCGAGCCAATATGTCCTAAAGCGAAATAGGAAAGACGTGGCGCGGTGCATGAGTGTCATGCAAACGGCGATCTATAAGCGCGCTGAATTGGTACGCAACAATGCTGCATGATGGAATAGTGGCGAAGAGAACGGTCCCGATCAAGGTGGATCATTCGCCGGTTGAGAGAACAGGAATTGCGTGTGTGTATTCAGACCGCTTAGTATTGCTGGCGCCGGTTTGAAGGTCTTCGAAGGGGCGGTGCCGACCAAACCGCGCACCGCACAAGGTAAGGTGAAACGCAGCGCGCGCCTAACCGTGCGCGTGCTCAACGCCATCGGCGGCAAGGCCGGCACGGAGACGCTGATGGACGACCTCGCCCGCCGCGACCAATCCGACCCGATGACCGCCTCACCGCCACTGCGCTCCAGCGATTTCGACGTGTTTCCGGCGAGAGAACTACGAAAGCGACGGCCAGATCACGATCGTGCAGGACGAACCGTTGCCGTTGGATATCCTCTGCGTGATGCCGCGCATCACCGTGGCGGAAGGCCGACCTCGCAGCATTTGACCGCGATCATCTGCGCGTTCATCCTCGCCGTCTTAGGCTTTGGTCTCGGAGGTTTCAGTGTTCACAACGCAACAACGAACTGTGTTGGAAACGGTTCTTCCTCTGTTGCTGCAAAATAACCTGCTTGACCGCTTCACTTTCGCGGCTCACCTCGACAATGCGATGTCGTCGACGATGTTTCCGAGAGACCGCGGCCGCCCTATCATGTGGTTCAACAATCCGAAGCCTACTCAGGCTCTGTTACGCTTTCACCATACTGAAGACGTCGCGGATGTAGTCGCCCGAGGGGACAGCAGTGTTAGGCTTTTGTTCGAGCATGTTGTGCCGAAAAGTGTGTTGTTCAGGCTTTATCTAGACGGTGCCCAAACGCTGGAAGAGATTCTTAATCTGTACACGGTGTGCGTTGTGTTGAAAGCGGAGGACCGCGCCATACGTTGGACATGCAAAATGCCTGACGGTTGGCGGCCCGGCGCCTCGAGGTGGTCACGTTACGAGCAGACAATGATTGAGGGGCGCTCGTTGTTTGACCGCGTGAGGCCTCCTGCTGGTGGGCAGTAGAATGTGGTAACACGGGGACATGATACTAATTCCCCGGGGTAACCGGGCGTCTGATAAGGTGTCCCTTCGTGTTCGTGGAAATGACGCTTGAGGCCATTCGCCAGCGGACTCTGACTCGACCTCGCGTGCTCAAGTCCCGCAATCGCCTTCAGCGTAAATTCACCGGCTAGCCGCGACGAGCCTTGGCTATTTGTGGCTTATTTCTGATCGCATTACGCGATGTAAGGGTTGACCATGTGCCTGCAGACCGCATTCACTTTGGCCAGCATCGGCTTGAGAGTTGCGGAGGGCATCCAAGCCAACAAGGCCGCCAAGGTCGAAGCCGCCGCTAGCGAACAACAGGCGCGTCTCGTGCGCCAGACCGCAGCAATGAATGCGCAGTGTCCGTTGGACGAAGGCCGCGAGCGTATCGGGCAATACCTCGCGCAAACGGGCCAATCGAATGTCGACTTGTCGCGCGGCTCACCAGTCGATGCGGCGGCGAAAATCGCCGAGCGCGCACAGCGCGACCACCTGACGGCGTTGCACGGCGGTGAGGTCAGCGCGTGGGGCCACAAACTCGACGCCGCCAACGCGCGCGCCCGCGGCCGTTCCGCGCTGCACGGCGCGATCATCGGTGCGGGTATGTCGCTCTTGGGCGAGGCCTCGAAGGAGACTTGGTTCGGCGGTAATCCACGGCGATCGAGCCAGGCGGGATCGCGGACCTTCATCGTGCCCTACCACGGGCTTTGAGCCGATAGACTTAGGGTTCGATCATGTCGGCCAAGTCCACCCGCACGCCGGAAGGCGATGCGAAATTCCTTGCTGCGCTTGAAAACGGACATCCCGTGCGCGGCGCGTGTGAAGCGTCGGGCTATTCCCGCTCCTGCGTCTATCGCTGGCGTCAGGAGGACGAGGCGTTCGACAGGCTTTGGCGCCGTGCATTGTTCATTGCCGGCGATCTGCTGGAAGAGGAGGCGGACCGGCGCGGGCGCGACGGCTATGACGAACCCGTCTACTTCCAAGGGGAAGAGCGCGGGGCCAAGCGGAAATATTCCGATGGCCTGTTGCTCGCACGGTTGAAGGCGATACGCCCCGACGACTATCGCGAACGTGCGGTCGCGCCCAGCATCAATCAGCAAAACGTGACGGTCATCGTCCGCGACTTCGACACCGAGGCCGCGCTTCTGCGGCTCGTTGCGGAAAACAAGATGCCGGAATCCGATTTGCCGCCGCGCCTGCGCGCGCGGCTGGCGAAGCCCGACAACAAATCCTGACGCTCATATCCCATGCGATCGACAAGCCTTATCGCCGGCGCGCACACCGCCGGACCGCTTGTGCATGCGCCGGCGGTAGCAGTGCCCCTGGAATGGGCGCCGCGTCCGTACCAACTGCGCGCGTGGGACGCGCTGATCTACGAACGCGTCCGGCGCGCGGTGTTGGTCTGGCATCGGCGCGCCGGCAAAGACTTGCTGCTTTTGAATGCGACCGTGATGGCGGCGGCCGTTCATCGGGTGGGCGTCTATTGGCACATCTTCCCAACCGCCAAACAGGGCCGGAAAATATTGTGGGACGGCGTCACCAAGGCGGGCCGGCCGTTCCTGGATCATTGGCCGCGCGAATTGATCGCCAATCGTAGCGAAAGCGAGATGCGCTTGAAACTGACGAACGGGTCCGTGTGGCAGGTCGTCGGTTCGGACAATTTTCACGAGGCGTTGATCGGC